TCTGTAGCACCTACTAGCATTTCTTCAGTGATGTGTGACATCAACTCTGAGTCTGAATCAAAGTCTAGAGACTCTTGAGTGTACTCAGTGAAAAAACCTTGCTTGATAAGTGAACCAGTTATCTGTGTACGTGTAAAACCGACACGGTTAACTCTTCCACCATTCTCAGTTAACGCTGGTAGACGATCAATGATAACACCAATATCTTTTGATGAACCATAAATGTTACCACCAAGCTCAAGTGAAATATCAGCAGTAGCATGTGCTAAAGCTTGTACTTCAGTACCAAAGTAACCTGCTGCTGTTGCTGTAGCAGCAACCCAACCTGTACCACCAGTTACTTCAGCACCTTGACCAGTGTAACCTTTCCACTTACCTTGAGTAAGAATCAGTCCTGCTGCATCAAGACCTTGGTCTGATACGTTAAGACTATCTAGTAGTGGTTGATACACATCTTGCTTAATTGTCTTACCATGATGCTTAGGCATTGCCCTTACATCAGCTAGCGGCATAAAGTACTGAATGTCACGTACTTTGATGAGCGCTTTCTTAAAGTAAAAATCAGTACGTGCTTGTGCACCGATATTACTAGCGCCTCCGGCGCCGGTTCCATATTCTAAAGCCATTTTAAGCTCCTATAAACATTTAAAAGAGAAAGACTAGACATCAGCTAACTTCATAAATTCTTCATCGGTCATACCTAAGTATTCTGATGGATTAGAAGCAACTTTACCTGAAGTCTTCCTTGTCCCAGCTGCAGCTTTACGCTTTTGTTGTATAACAGCAGGGTCCTTTGCTTTAGTCTTCGGTACAGATGCAGGAGGAATAGTAACAGATTCCTGTGTATTATTAAGCGCTCCTTGTGATTGTAAGTGTTCTGCCACTTGTCTATATGCAACAACATCAGGTACTTGTAGTCTTCCTAATGCTCTTTCAGTATCAACAACTGATTGAACTTTATCAAATACCCCGTTAAACACGTGGTCATTGATAATCGAGATAATTTCAGGGTTATCAGATATTAAGTTTTTGCTTTCGTTATCCCACTCTTTTGCTAAGATATTTATAGTCTTATCAAAAGATGGAGTTTCTTTAATATCATCAATTGCTTGATTTATCTTGAACTCTTTATCACTTACGCCATAATTAGTAGGCTTGTATGTTACTTCCTCATCAGTATCTATATCTAACGGATCAATACCACTCTCTTTTAAAAGCTTAGCAATTGCTTGAGGATTCTTTTTAGAGATATCGATTAGGTTGTTAAGTTTATCTTGGTTTAACAAACCTTCTTTCTCTAACATACTCACCATCTTCAGATTTGGACTTAGAGTCTTCATCTTACTATGATAGTCAGCACCTTTTTGCATTAGGGATATAGCATCGTCAATGTTATCAACTTGCATCATCCTCTTACTAGCTTTAAACGGTGACATTATCCGTTTATATGCTTCTTCAAAATCTATTCCAGCTTTTTCTTGAGTATCCTCTTTCTTAGCTGTTTCGGTATCATCAGTCACATCTGTATCGTCAGACTCTGTGTCTTCAGCATCTTCTAATGTTTCGGCTTCTGGTTGAGTATCCTCTTCCAGGTCAGCTACTTCATCTTCTAATATCTCTTCTTCAGATTCTTCATCGTTACTTTCAGATTCTTCAGTCTTATCATAAGGGTCAACCTCATCATCAGTTTCCTCCGAATCTTCACTTGTTACTTCTTCAGAAGTTTGCTCTTCTTTAGAAGTATCAATTTGGTCAGTAAATTCTTGAGCTTCTTCTTGTTCTATCAATGCAGCTTCAAGTTCACTTAAATCTTGTTTTAGGAATTCTTCGTCATCCATTCCTAGGGGACTATTTACTTCAGCCATTAGCTTAAGTCCTCCTGTAGAATTTCAGTTCTAGCGTCTTCATCTTCTCTTAACGCTTGTTCTGCTTGCATACCTCTAGTAAGTACGCTATCAAAAAAGTTACTTAATGCACCAATACCATAAATCATATTGTCAATTAAGGTTTGTTGTTCGGTGGTTAAAGAACTAGCTTTTGCCATAACTAACCTAGCTGCTTCTTCTTTAAAGTAATAATCAACTACTACCTTTTTAAACTCTTTATTTTTGAATAGTTTTATAGTACTGTCTTTAATATCAATGAAATGCTTAGCATCATTCATACTATCTTCTAAGTCTTGTAACTCTTGGTCTGTGCTCATCGTGTGTCCTCTTATTGAGATAAAAACAAAGTATTGTTAATATTTTAAATAACAAATCTTTTCTACTTTTTAGATAAATTATCTTTTCATACAACCTATCCATTTTCGCGATTATATCACGATTTTTTCTAACATTGCCTTCCATTTTAGTTAGAGTCATTAATGATTGCATCAGCAAACTTGTTATCCATGGTGTTTTGTTGATCCATTCCTTTCATATTCTCTTCATGTTGTCTACCAACTCCAGACTCTTGTTCTACAAAGTTTAAATCCTCTAAATCAGACTTACTGTTTATATTTCTAGACTTAGACATTTCTGTTTGAGTCTTAGCCTTCTTGTATTCAACATCAACTGTGTTTTCTTGTGCTTTAGCAGTTTCATTAGCAATCTGAGCTTGCAATAGTTGCATTTCCATCTGTGCTCTTTGTTCAGCCATTGGATTAGGTTGTGGTTGATATTCTTTAATTTGTTTAGATAATTCAGGCATCTTACGTAATCTAGCTATGTCAGATAATATAATTTGTGACATAGATGGATCCATATTGTTACCCATAGTTTGTAACATGAACGATAGCTCTTGAGCCTTCTCGTTATCTGCCTCAGCAGTAGAAATGTTTAGTTTAATATCATACATGCCACCTAAGTCTTCCCTATTAATAGCAACAAACTCTTCGTTAGTTACTCTTATAATCTCTTGGTCAGATAAGAACTCAGAGTTCATAGATATAATCTTACGACCTATTTGATTAATACCATCAGCTAATCTTCTAAGTATTCCTAGCTCACGTTTAGAAGCTGCATCTAATGCACTTCTAATACCTGTGGCTGTGTTACCCAAGGCTGCTCCACTAATACCACTATTAAATGCTTTAACACCTGTTAATGATTCAGCTTCGTTATTTTGAAGATTAAGCATATTCAAAGCACTTTGAGGTATTTCAGGATATACGTCCATATGAAAAGCTTGTCTAGGGTCTACATTAGAATTAAACTTATAATCGGCACCTTGTTCAAACTTACGTGCATTGGTAACATCTAAAGCATCTTTACGGATACCCATCTGTCCATTAGCAGACCTACCAATAATATCAATCATACCTCGTGTTACAGCACCAATAATCTTTTGGTTGTCTTCTAGTAATGCACCATCTGGTTCACCATAGATGTGCTTACGCACTGGTAAATACTGAACTGATACAAATGGTAGCTTTTTATCAGGAAACGGGTTAGCTTCCATTCTAATTAATACATCACCTACCCATGTAGCTATAAACGGCTCTACTTCACCAGTATCATTAATATCCCAGTAACCCCAGTATTCATAAACAATAATCTTTTTACGAGGGTCATCTTTAAATTTAAAGTTAGTCTCATCTTCTAAGTTATGGTCTGGTTGTGCTAATGGTGCAGCATTCTCAAGAATTACATGCTTTAAGTTTGTGTATCTACCATCTCTCTTAAGCTCAGCCATTGATGTTTCAAAACTGTATATTACAAAGTTAGCTTTATCTAAATCACCTAAACACGTAGGGTCTATTATGATGTTGTTGTAATCACATACTTCTAACTCAGGTTGATTCCTAAGCACTTTAGTACGTTCTTCTGTATGAGTACCAATTTGCATAGGCATCACTGGAGTTCCTGTTTCCATAGTTATTTGATGAGCTTCTTGTATCTCTGGAGGAGTCTCAGCTTGAAACTTTTCAGGGTCTTGTTCCATCATTTGATGTAACTGTTCGTGCATCTGACCTGCTTCAGGAGAGGGTTGAAATTCAAAATCAGGAACTTCAATCTCCTCAATTTCATCTTTGTATTCCCAACCTACTTTAACTATAACAGTACCTTCATCTACAGCAGTACGAATGTATTCATCAATAAAAGCTGTTTTATCAATCTTACAATTAATCTGATAATTTAATAACAATCCATTTTGTATAGCAGACTCTTTGTCTTCAAAAGTCATAGGGGCTGTATTAAACAAATCATCAGTAGACAAGAACGGCTCACTTAATGCAGCATAGCGCCATTCTGCTTGTTTACGAATTAGTTTAGGTACAATCTTAGACCTACCACTTTTAGGAGCTATAGTTTGTTCACCTTTTAAAGCACTTATCCAATTATCAACATCCATTACATGTGCTGTATGTGATGACTGAGCTTCATCGTAGTCTGCTTTAAGCTCTAATAAGTCAGGAGGATTTTTCCAATCCGTTAACTTATCTGGTCCACTTAAATCTAAATCTAAATCATGTTGTTTTTCAGCCATGTGCTTGTTCCTTAAGTTGTTGTGCTACATAATACTGCATTATTTTTATATCTTCATATTTTTTTAATTTATATAAAGTTTTACCTTGATATTCTCTTGCTGAATCCATGTATTTATCAAACAAGTTTACGTTATTAGAAAATAGAACACAGTAGATATCTTTATCTCTTACTATTTCTGTACAAAAATATTCAAACACATTCATAAAACATTTTTTATCTTCAACCTTATCACCAATAGCTACACTAGTAAGAAAATAGCCAGGTAAAGCTTTATCATAAACATAATACAAAAAAGCATTACCTTTATGCATTATTGTGCAACGTTTAAATTTAATATCCATTATCTATTATTAATTTGTTTCCATAATTTAATATTTTTAAATTTTGGGGTTATTTCTAATTCTTCTCTAAAAGCTTCTAGTTCTTTTCTAAATCCTGTACCAAATCCTTCATAATCTTTATTCCAATCTCTCATTGTGTGAACATTTGCATCTTCTCCACCTAATAAATATCCACCCACTACTTGGTCAAATCTACTTGCTTTCCACCAATCTTCTTTAGTTCTTGATTCACCTTTTATGGGCATTGACTGAGTATCATGTTTATAAGATGCATCTTTCCAACGCATAACTGCTGGATCATTTTCTGCTGCTTTTTTTAATTTGTTATACCACTTTGGGGAT